GCGTTGCCGCCTCGCATATCGCCAGATCAGCCTGCAGGTTGCGGAGCTTGTCCGCTTGGTTGCTCACTCGGTTCGACCTCCTTGATCATCTGGTTGATGCACCACCTGGCTCGCTTGATCGCCTTTATGTCGCCGCGATCGGCAAACGCCCATATGCCTTCAATTACAGCCCCAACCAGGTACGCGCAGGATCCGGTCAGCTTGGATGTGACGGCTTCAATGGCGTCTAAGTAAGTGATCTGGGCGGACTTTTCAGCGGCCCGCTCGATGGTCTGGAGCAGCACGTCGCGTTCTTCTTCCAGCTCAGCGATCCGCGCTGTTTTTTCGGCCAGTTCCGCGCGCAGCCGCTCCACCAGCTCGCGGTCTTTGAGCTCCTGTGCAACCTCCTCGGCGGTTGCCGGGCTGTCCGGCTCCTGTGCGGCTGCAGACTCCCCGTCAGGCTTGTCCGCCGGCAGCTGACCATCCAGCCGCATTTCATCCAGCAGCTGCTGGGCCCGTTCTGGCTTAATTCCTTTCAAGCCCCATTTGCCTACCCAGTAATAAAGGGAACCTGGATTCATATTCCAAGCACGCTCGACCTTACTGATCGACTTTCCGGCAGCAATCTGCCGCAGAAACTCAACCTTGTCCGGCGCGCTTGGCCCCTGGTTTTCAGCGACTTGTGTCACGCTCTTTACCTCCTTCACCTCCTTCGTCTGCCGCGCTTCCAGATGCGGCAGCGTAAATTTAATCGTTTGTTTATCGACCTTACGTTTGACGGGATTAGGCGGCCCGTACTTTTCTGCAATCTCCTCAGGAGACATGTAATAGGTGATCACCGGGCCGCTTCTGGTTGCCCGCAGTTCGTTTTCGCGCTTCGGGACCGGCGTCCCGGACTGGCCCCGCATTGATTGACACCTCCGTTATATCCTGACTGCATCAGCGATCCTGATGATGCACGGCTTGCAGAGCAGGACTCCGTTCACGGTTGTCACATTCTCGACAGCTCCGCACAGCTTGCAGCCGGGTTGATATTTGCGCAGGATGATGCGATCTCCGTCAACGAATATTTCAAGCGATTCGCCGTTGTCGATGTCGAGCGTGCGGCGCAGTTCGATCGGGATTACAATGCGGCCGAGCTCATCAACTCGGCGGACAATGCCGGTGGATTTCATTTACCATTGCTCCTTTCGCCCCATCCCTGGTATGATGGAGTTGAATAATGTTTTCTTTTTACGCAGTCGTCCTTTGCGGCTGCTCTTTTTGTTTCAAGCGGGATGCGCATCGTTCGAGCTGTCGGCGATATACTTGCAAAACGCGTTTCGACTTCGCTTTCCCCATCAGATCCATGAGATTATTGCACGTTACAAACCGCTGGTCCCGAGTCATAGGTCATTCACCTCCTCCTTCAAATCTTCCACCCCAGCCTCTTCGCTTCGATCGCCGCCCAGGTCACGAACGGGTACCGGTTCGGGTCGATGCAGGCGTGGTAGTAGCGATCGGCGAGATAGTCGAGAACTTCGTCAGGAATGGGCAAGGTTGGTCACCTCACTTTCTTGGCTTCCAAGATTGACGCCCCACACCACGGATCGCTGTACCGCCGCCCCGTCATCCGGCAGAAAATCCGTTTCGCCTCGGTGCTGTTTCGGACCTCGATCAGGGTGCGGCGCTTCTCCCAGCTGACGCCTACGGAATAGGTGTTCATCTCCGGTTCGGACCTCCTTTCGTAGCAGGATTTTGTTCCCTCTCTGTCGAATGTTGGAAGTTGAGCATCGAACGATTTTAGCCCCTCCGTCAAGCAATTGGCGGGAGTGCATCGGGCGAACTCAAGGAAAGCCTAAGTCTTCGGATACGGTAACCTTGAGCCAAGCCGAAGGAAGATCGCTCTGTGTACTTCGGAAGGTGCAACGCATAGGCGGTGAGGACGATCGCCAATAACCCGCCCACGAGCGCCCGACATCCCACCGGGATGATGAGATATGCTGAACTGCAAGGAAACTTGCAGAAGTATCGGATAAAAAGCTGATACGATAACACGATTGAAACCGCTCCTTGATGCTTTAAAACCTATCCAACAACTTCAAGAACAACTGAAAGGAATTGAAGCCGCCATACCGAAAGACCAATTTAAAGGACTTACTTCTACTTTCGCTGAACTTCAAGGAAGCTTAACTGTAGGTTGAATTCGTTTGATGCTCAACCGTTCATCCGTGCCATTACACCTTGTGTCGCCACGATATGAAGTGCCTGATTTTCGGAAAAGCCTTCCTTGACCAATTCATCGAAATACGCCTTTGTCATTTGCGCGATCGCTGGATATAAACCCAGCATCATCGGTAAAATTTTCGCGATACTATCCGCGGCCAATTCTAATTCCAAACGCTCATGCGGTTTCATCCGGTTTTCCCTCCCTTCACGCAATCCGCCTCAACTTTATGCGCTCGTAATATTCCGCCAGCATTTGTTTTCGCTTTTCGTATTCGGGAACCGCCACGATCAGGCCGATATCCACCCGTTGAAGCGTCTCGATCGCGTGGATCTGCTCAGCGGTCAAATACGGCCGGATAACTTCGCCTTTCGGCAGCCCGTGCTTCTCGCGGAACGCTTTAGCGTCCATGCCGAGCACGATGCGGTAGATCATGTTGATCTCGTTGGAGAAGTGGTAATGCTTCGGCTCGTCGTGCGCCGCCATGATCGCGTCCGTGAAGGCCGGGAACTCCATTTTGGCCGCCTGAAGCGAGCGGATGAAGGCTTCCATTTCGTTGAAGCGCCGAATGTAGGCTTCTTTGAACGCCGCAGCCTTCTTGCCGCGATATCCCATGACGAGGAATGTAAATCCGTCTTTGGTCATGAGGTATTCGGGATATTTCCGCCCTTGATCGTCCTTATAGGTGATCTCCTGAAAATTCAGGAGATGAAATTCCTCGCTGCAATCCAAATTGCGAATATCCTGCAGCACGTTGTCGTGACGCTTCCCGAACTCCTCCGCCACCTGCCGGCTGCTGCAGAATGCTTTGCCGTTTCGCTCGTAAAGGCGGTATTCCGGATTGAGGATCAGTTTGGACACGTTAGGTTTCCTCCTTTCTGTTGGGCTTGTCCGTTCTGGCAGCCCCGGTTAGGGGGCGCTCAGGGCCTTCTGTTCTTCCGCTTTTCGTTTAACGATTTCGAACGCTTCTTTGACAAAAAAGCTAAGAAATTTTTTTGTTTGTTCTTCATTGAGGGTGATTTTCATGAGCATCCCTCCCCTATAAGGCTATGCGGGTGGATTAGGGGGACGACCCTTCAAGCAGTGTTTTTGCTGTTCCGGATGAGTTCGCTAAATGTGGATTCCTTGCCGAAAAAAATAAACTCTTGTTTGACGCCATAGACCTCCTCGATTTTTTTAATCATTTTGTAACTAATGTTCGAGGAGTCCTTTTCTAAAGCCCTTAAAGTACTTTCGCTAATTCCAAGAAGCTTTGCTGCTTCTTGTTGAGTCAAATCATTTTTGATTCGTAATGTTCGCAACGTGTCAAGACGGTCAATTGGAATCGTGTTTTGCATGTTTTCACCTCTTTCGTGTCATCGTTGTATAAATAAAATAATCCACTTTTAGAGGATTGTCAATAGGAAAATAAACTTTTTGCGAATTATTTTTTGAAATACGTTTACATATCCACTAAAAACGATATAATATAGACGTGGAGGGATGGAAAAATGTCGGAAAATGAAGTAATGAAGATTTTTTCGGAGAATTTTAAAAGGTTAAGAAAGGAAAGAAACCTTTTACAAAAAGAAATTGCAAAAATTCTTGGAGTTTCCACTTCGATTGTTTCTGACTGGGAAAAAGGAGTTAAAATGCCTCGCGGTGGGACGATTCAAAAAATAGCGGAATTTTTCCAAATTCCGCAAAACGAACTTTTTATTGAACGCGGTACACCGTATTCTACTTTAGTTGAAATGGTCATGATCCCTATTGTCGGTCGCATATCCTGTGGAAATGGTTCCTTTGCTTTTGAAGATATTGAAGGGTATGAGCCAACACCAAAGGAGTGGGTAACTGGTGGAGAATATTTTTACCTTCGGACCAAAGGGGATTCCATGATCGGGGCGAGGATACAGGAAGGCGATCTTCTTTTGATTCGTCGTCAGAACGATGTGGACGATGGGGATATCGCCGCGGTTCTGATTGATGATGAAGCATATTTAAAGCGCGTTTACCGTAGAGATGGAATGTTAATTTTACAATCCGAGAATCCGAAATACCCGCCAATTATTTGTCGCCCTGGAGATAAAAACATTCAGATCATCGGAAAATTAAAAATGAACGTGATTAAATATTAGGAGTGTATTTGAATGCGCTGTGCGATATATCGAAGAGTTTCGACAGATATGCAAGCGGAGGAAGGTTTTTCTCTCGAAGCCCAGCGTCTCCGTTTGTTCGCATATGCAGAATCACAAGGGTGGACGGTAGTCGAGGACTACTGTGATGAAGGTTTTTCCGCCAAGAGTCTTGACCGTCCCGAAATGCAAAGGCTCATCAGTGACATCAAAAAGAAAAAATTTGACGTTGTGCTGGTGTATCGACTGGATCGTTTCGTCCGCTCCGTCGTGGATTTACATGAATTGCTTCAGCTTATGGAGCAGCATGATGTCAAATTCAAATCAGCAACGGAAATTTTCGATACCACTTCCGCCACCGGGCGTCTTTTTATTACGTTGATCGCTACTCTTGCCCAATGGGAACGGGAAACGATCGCCGAACGGGTCCACCTCGGCATGAGCAAAAAGGCCGAACAGGGCGAGCGGAATGGCGCTCCAGCTCCGTTTGGGTATGATATGGTCGATGGTAAATTGGTATTGAATGAGGACGAGGCCAAGTGGGTGCGGTATATATTTGACAGGTATGAATCGGTCGGCGCACAAACGGTTGCCCGGGAATTGAACCGAAAAGGAGTGCGAACCAAACGCGGCGAAACATGGAGCGACTTTTCAGTTCGATATGTGTTAAGAAACCCTATTTACGCCGGATACGTTCGCTGGAATTACGAAACATGGTCAAATGGGCACCGTAAGAAAACCGGTTCCGAAATCATTGTTCCAATTAATCAAGATGATTTTCATCCGCTCATCAGCAAAGAAAAATACGACGATATTCAGGAGTTGCTGCGGCGCCGAAGTGTTCAAGCATTCCGTTCTGACAACTTTTACCCATTTAGCGGCGTGGCCAAATGCGCCCAGTGTGGATATGGAATGACGGGATCTACTAAGCCAAAAAACGGATACCGATATTACAAATGTCGAGGACGAATTAACTTCGGTATATGCGATATGCCGCTCATTTCTGAAGAGTCAATCGAAAGAGCGTTCCTCGAAGCCCTTGAGTTGGCGGAAGCTGAAATTGGAATTGAGCCACCTGAACAAACCATGACCAAAGAGGAAATCCAACGGCAAATGGTTAGGCTGAAACAGAAAAAAGAACGAGCGGAAGAATTGTACTTGGAGGGCGATATAACAAAGGAGCGGTATAACAAAATCATAGAGGAAGTACGCGAAGAAGAAAAAAAGCTGTATGAAGCAGAAAGCCTTTCAGTGAGTGCAGAGACAGTACAGGCGGTCAAAGAAATGCTGAGGAATATCAAAAGAGAGTGGTCTTATTTTTCATACGAAACCAAAAAGAAAGCGGTCCATTCGGTTTTTGAATCAATCACTATCAGACACGTAGAGGGGATTGGGCGGAAAATGAAAGTGGAAATTGTGGGCTATGAATTGAAATAGGTAAACTTACGATATGCAAGGTTCTTCGTGCATATTGCAAGTAATCCTAATAAATCCCCCCCGATCCTCACCACTCGACTATTTTAGTGCGAAAGAAATGCATAGAACCGCAATCTTATGCGATTTTCTGCGGTATCACGAAGCGTTATTTTCGCGGTTTTCGCCGTCTTTCGCAAATATCGGTATCATAAGTGGTATCATAAAACCGCGGGCCTCGTCACCCGCGGTTCCTCTTTTCCTTCATTTTCTCCCTCATCCACCAAAGCGACTCATACCCCGGAACCGGCTTCCCGCACCTGGTACATACGAACACCCGCGGCCCGCCGTCCCGGCTCCAGCGGGGACGCATGTTGGTACGGCATTCGCACGTTGGCACACCGTAGATCGGGATCATGCCGGCCTCACCACCGGTTGCCAAGCGAGGATCGAATTCGCGCGGAACGTGCGCGGCGCCCCGGACTCCATGCAGAACGCCCGCACAACGCCGTCCCGTACGCCCAGCACGCGCACCACGCGCTGCTTGAGGCGACCGTCAGCGGCGAGGTAAATGATCTCGACGTAGCGACCGGTGTATTTGGCGATCATGTGGCACGCCTCCCGAATGTATGTTCGTGTTATTCAATTATACAGGAACATGTGTTCGATTTAAAGGGTGTAAAAAAAGAGTGACGAGACTCTATTATTCTGATTTCTTATGTTCTCCCACTAATCGCCAATATGTGACTTTTGTAGTAGAATAATGTTGATAAATAGGAGCAAATACCTTAAACAAGAGGCGATTTATCTTGGAATGGAGAAATAAACCTACACTACTTGAATATTGGCCCGACAATGTGGATTTTATACTTGGATTGGACGAAAACGGAACCTCGGATATTGAATATATAAAACGGTGCCTAGCAGCAAACAAAGAAATCGACCCATTACATAGGCACTTTACTTTAACTGGTGTGGTTTTTAACAGAGTGCGTTATGAAAAATTAAAAGAAGATATGAATAAAATTAAATTTGAATATTGGGAAAATGGATTATATGACCATAAAGGAGAAAAGAGAAGGGTTTGCTTTCACTCAAGGGAAATAAGAAATAAATCATATCCATTTAACTATATTGATTATGATAATTTTATTAAAGATTTAACAAATATGATTAAAGAAACTAAAACCAAAGTTATATCATGTTCGATCGATAAAAAGAATCACTGTCAACAATATAGATACCCAATCCACCCATATCCCCTTTCCCTTGGCTTTATTTTAGAACGTTTTTGCTACGGGCTTAATAAAGTCGATAAAAAAGGAATTTTAATTATCGAATCCAGAGGTTATAAAGAAGATAGCTTATTATTAAAGCATATCGTAAATATCTTAGATCACGGCACGAATCAGAATCCCAGTTCTCACTTCAGAAATATTGAGGGGGTTTATTTTAACCCTAAATGGTGGCCTAAAGATAATAATCGATCATCGTTTGTTATTTTAGAATTTGCTGATCTACTCTCATACCCAATTCATAAGTATTCGCGTAATGGTTGCATGGAAAAAGATCAAGCATTTTGTGAAGTTGAGAAAAAATTTTTTAGATATCCAGATTATGTAGGTTGGGGGTTTAAACGATTTCCCTAAAAATTAAAAACCGCCACATTAATAGTGTGGCGGCCGATCGAGACATCTCGATCCCTGTTTTTATTATAACCTAAGTTCATCATTTTTAACACACTCAACTTTCGCACCTTGAAAATTAGTGTTAAGCCTTGATATGACTAGGATTTCTTATTGAAAAATCTCGTTCTTGACAGAAAAACACCTTTCCGTTTGGTAAAATGGAAGTGG